CTACACGAGTCTCTGCCTGTGTGTCATCCTTGCAACGTAGGCTACACATCTTGGCAAAACTAAACACAGTACCTGACCAGTACCACTCAGTCATCATTGACTGTGGCAATACCATACGTGCTTGCTCAGGGCAGACACCATTCTTAAGCAAGTCGTCATACATATCAATAGCAGCTATGTGTGTATCTTCAAGTTGCTGATTCAATCCTAAACCTACAGAACGGTCTACGACACCATCACTACCCTGCTTCTTATCAGCACTGCGTCCACGCCACTCATCAGGCTGATAGAACTCAGGTTCATCGTCCACATACCTACGGCTGATCTCGTTCCAAGGCATGTACTCATGCTTGACTAGCTGACGTGCTACAAACACAGGTGCTTTGACATGGAACGTAGTGAACGTGTGGTTGAATGGTGACTTGTGCTTGTGCTTGGCTAGGTATGTGATCAGCTTGGCATCCTTGTGTTGTAATACTTTAGCTTCACCATTGTGTATACGCATCATCCAATCAGACTTCTTACCAAAGCTAACTCTTGCTGCGTTCACAACCGAAAGGTCAGATCCCATATGATCTATGTATGTTACTTCAATCATTTTACTGTTACCTCCAGGCAGACTACTGCTTCACCCTGGTGGTTGAGCATAACCTGCGCCTTGTCTAGTGCTGCTGTGCACTCTTCCTTCTTTGGAAAGGAATTGATCTGGTAGTACTCAACTCCTTGGCTTGCTGTCATTTGAATCCAGACTAAAACCCAGACCATGTTATTTCCTTTCTGTTGTTGGCCCACCCTGTAGGACTCGAACCTACAACCTACTGCTTAGAAGGCAGTTGCTCTATCCAGTTGAGCTAAGGGTGGATCTCCTTTAGAAGAGAGGATACCAAACCTCTCCCTTGTCTCTCATTAACTTAGCCTCATCCAACCATCTTTTCAAGAGGTCAGCTTGTTTAAGCTTACCATCCCATTCAAGATCATCAACATCTTTCTGAAGGTCTGATATGTATCTGTCAAGACTAATTACTTTTTCTTTCTCGTAGTTTAGATGTCTCATCATTTATTCTCCCAAGCCAGTGTGTTACATCATCATGTGGATCATCTGCCCTTGTGGTCTCTTCCAAAGTCAAGTTCAATTTCCTTCCCTGTTATTCGCTCAACAGCTTCAACAACAGAGTGCGCACCCTTCTCGAACCCTTCATCAAATGCGTCTGCTAATTCTTCTTTGTCGTTGTACTTCCTATACAGGAAACCTGCTAGAAAAGATAGAACAACAAGCAGCATAGTAACAGGTTCAGGTATATAAATATTCAATGGTACATCCTCAAATCTTTTTGTTGTTTCCAAGCTTGGAACTCTGTTGGTGTTAATCCTTTTTCTTCCATGAACTCTTGTAAATCGTAGACTGCCTCCATCAGTTCAGTGTTAGTCAACATTAATTTCTTTAATAATTCTTCTTCGTCTTCTTGATTAAGAAGATCTAAAACTCTTTTGTATTCGTCCTCAGTCACCACTTTCTCCTTGTCTTCCAATAGACCCAACACTCTGTGCAGTGACCCTGTCCCAAGACAACATCAATCAACCAAACAATATTAGGTTTGTTGTTTCTTTTCCATTGCCAATTTCTAGCACTGAAAGTTTGATTATTACTTCCACCTAACAACACATTAATAAGAACACTAAATGCTGTTACTACTCTAAACCAGTAGGGCTTACCTTCAATCTTCAACTCAACCTCCACGTACTAGTAGTATTACTAATAGTATTATTATTCTTATATAAGATATAATATATTAGTATTATTCTATTAGAATATACTCTTAGTATTAGTTATACACACTCAATTTCATTTCAAGTATGACAGATTGTCACAGGTTTGTTTGTCTGTACAACCACATACAAAATAGGATACATCCTATCATTACTATCCACTCAGCCACTCTTATTTAACTCCACTGATAAACCAAATGATGTGTATACTTGCCAAAGTTTACCTACATCTTGTTGATTAAGGACAGTATGGTAGGCTACTTCCTTACCATACTTATCCTTCACTGTGATGGTTACACCTTTCATTAGTCTAACCGTGATTCTGCCCAAGCATCAAAGCCGTGGGCCTTCAAGACTGTAGCTGCAGCTTGTGCACCTGCTTCCTTGCAATCAATGTTCTGGAAGTAAGACTGGCTTGGGTTCCACCACATGTAGGCTTTGCCTGTCCAGTCTTTCTTTAAACCCAAAGCTTTCAGAACAATACGTTCTGCACGTCCTGCCTTTGTGTTACCTTTGTGCTTCGGGTAGACCGTAACCCAAGCAAACCCACAGGCGTATTTGTCTTCACCGTCAAGGTACGTGTCAATGTACTTGGTTGTTGCTACAACTGCTGCAGCCCATGCTTCTTGACGGATCTTTTGTGCTTGTTCAATCATTTCTTTTCCTCCTTGATTGATGATAAGATTTGTATATAGTATTTCTGCCCTACTCATTCAAGACAGTCCTAATGTTTTCTGTAGCTTGTAGTGATCCCACAATACTTTCTCTAGCTCGTGTGCTTCCTGTTCTTGCCACCTGTCATGGTAGTCACTCTCTGTGTCCATCACCATACCCTTCAGGTACTGAGACACATGCACCATCTCATGCAGTACAGTGACTGCAAGCTTGGATGTTGATAGTAGTTTGTTCAGCCTGATGGTGAACTCGTTGTCATCCTCGTACATCACATCACCACAGTATCCATCCTTCCTGCGTAGTGCTTCGATGTTGAGATACACGTCATCCTGTTCAGGGAATAGTTGATCCTGTGCAAAGGTCATCAGGTCACAGATAAAGTCTTCCCTTTTCTTTGAGAACTTACCCTCGAATGTTACTAGCATCTTTCATTAACTCCATTACTGTCTCAGTTATTGATGCTATTTTTTCGTAGACCCTCGCCCATTCCCAGTATTCGTATGTATCTACTGCACATTCAGTGAACCATTCCTCTAGGTATTCATCCTCGAAGTCCCCCCAGTTATCAGGCAGTTGCTGTGTCAGGAAATGCCCTGAGATTGCAGCAAATAGTTTCTCATATTCTTTGGTCATACTAACTCCTCCTCCTTTACGTTAGCTTCAAACACTGCACGAGCAAAGCCTCTTGGGGTTGCTGATCTTATGTTCTTTGTCTTCATACTCTTGCCACCTAGCTTTAGGTGCTGCCTACTGTGTCCATTCTCTGGTGTCACAGGTAAAGTGTCTGGCATTACAAAGCCTCCACCTGTCCATAGGCATGTCTTCTTAGGGTATGCATCCCTTGGTGCAATATAGTCAGGCCACTTAGGGTGTTCTGCTTCTGTCTCAGGGATATATCCACCATACTCATATGGTTGGAATGAGTAGTCAGGCTTACGCCATAGTGTAGCCAATCGTGACACAGGATTTTCTATGAAGTATGGCACACCAAGGCTGTCGAACAGTGATGCACACCAACGTGCATGGTTGCTTGCCCTGATTTGAAATCCTGGATTTTCTTTCTCTTTACGTTTAAAGTGTGCTGCACCTGATACAGCTAGATCAGTACAGACAGGGAATGCCATGCCGAATACTACATTCTCTTGGCTAAACCATTTCACAATACGTGTAATGTTGTCTATGTTCCACAAATCCATCTGCATGTAGTGTATCTCTCCACCACTAGCAAATACTTGTACTGTGTAGTCGTGCTGTATGTCAAAGGCATAACACTTATACCCTGCCTCTGCCCAAGGCTTGAGTGCCTCGCCTGTGAAGTCATACAGTGATAGTACGATACCTTTAGTCATTGTTAGTCTCCTCTACATACACAGTTTTGTGTGGGTCTGGGTTGTTACAGTGTGGACATACCGCAATAAGCTCGTCCCAATGGTCATTATTCACGATGAATAGTTCCTCGCTTTCACGATACGTGTTGTCACACTCTAAGCAATGCACAAGTAAGTCCTGCTGTATGTTCATAGTTTTATCTCCTCTACATCATTAAAGAAACACGTAGGCCAACACTGTTTGTTGCTGTTCTGGTCTAGTAGTACATACCAATGTTCACCATTGTAAAAGTATGTGCTGATCACTCCGAATATCTCACCTTCTTGTAAGCCTTGCCAATCTTTCATGGCCTCTACTAGTTTCTTCATTACACTGTTTCCTTTTCATGTAGTTTAATTTCTTCAGAATATGCTGTCTCCCTATACAGTGTGACGTTGTATTCTGGTGCAGGGTATTTCTCTTGCATTTCTTGCACCAGTTCTTTTGTGTAAGCATAGAACATTTCTGTTTCTATCTTGAAGTAATGACGATACAGATTGTGTTCCTTTTCCCCACGCATTTCTGTTTTGTATTTCTTTGCAACGTTTATTCTGAAAGACATTTCATTCCCCTTCCTTGTCTGCTAGGGCATCTTGCTTTGCCTCGTAGTGGGCAACTACATATTCAGCGTATGCTAAATCTTTTGCGTAGTCCTGCATCTGTTGGCTGTAGATTGCTAGGTCAGTTGATACCCACGAAGGTCTGACACCTGTCCCATATTGGTTGATCAGGCTGTTGATCTGACGTTCCTTGTAGGCAACACGTCCTTGCATTGTTTCAACTTGTTCTAGTGCTTCTTTGTAAGTCATCTCTACACTTCCATGTCTAGTAATGTTGAATAGATGTTGTTGTAAGTATACTTGGCACCATCAGGTGTTTTTGTCCCTGCTAATGTTTTAGACAGTACACCTGCAGCTTTCTTGGCACCCATAGAAGATACCATGATGTAAGCTGCACCATAGATTGTTTCATCGTTGTTGATCCACAAAGAAACATTCCAGTGATCCCAATCTTTGTATCCGTTGTAAGTCATCTCAAAATCTCCCCTTGATGTACATGTTTCTAGATTTGTTTAGATATGCCAGACCATCTCTGATCCATGCATGTCTGTGTTCACGTTCTTCCCTCGAAAATTTATTCTTCAAGAATGTGTGACAAGCTGCAATGAATTGTTTATCTGTGCAGCCTACACCACCTGCTATTGTTTCTAGTCTTAGATACTGTGAATAAAGCATGTTACACGTCCTTTCCTATTACATAGTTTATCATCATTGTGACTGTGAATATTGTAACCATTACGATGATCGCTTCACCTTGGTCAAGTATGATGGGTGCTGAAACACAGACACCCATAGCTAACGTATTGATTAACAACAAAAGAATTATTTGTATCTTTTCCATGTCATCCCCCAATCGGTCTAAATTTTGCTGTGGTACAGAATGAAAAGCAAAGCTTCCCAATCTTTACAAATCTAATTCCACCTACTTTTTTTGTGCTGATATTGAACATCTTATTTCACCTCTACTAAGTCTACACATTCTACATGATAACGAGACACAACATCGCCTGTGTCAAGCTGTCGGTTTGCTTGGTTACCTGCTACATATTCACACCATGAATCCCACCAGTATTCAGACCCTTGTTCTTGTGTCATCTCTACATAGGCTGTGATTTTCTTGGTGCGTGTTTCTGGTTTTACTTTGCCAAGCTTGACTTGGTTTTCGTTCATTCCAAGGCGTTTGAGATTGTGGCTGTCAATACATGCCACGTTGAACCCTAGGCATTGCGCTGCGAATGCAGCCTTGACCATTCCAAGATTAGGCACAGCCAAGAATAATTCTATTGCGGCAACACAAGCTTCCACGCTATCCGTGCCCATTGATTGTTTTATGTGGTTAATCTTGCCCCATAAGAATGCATCATTCTGGCGGGTATAGTCTAATCCATCACCTTTTTTACCCCACATAAAGCGGGACGATGAACCAAGCTTGTTGGTATCTTTAATCTGGTTTTTGCATCCAAACAATGCCGATTGTATTGTGGTCAATACAAACAACACCACTGGCAAAACAGATTGTTTTTGTTCACAGATTGCAATGATTGCTTCCACGTCACGTTTATACATTTTCTTTTCCTTTTTTATTTAATTGTGTGCGCAAGTGTAATATTTGCGCTTGTGTTAGGATTGCCATTATCAATGATGAAAGTGTATTCATGCACATTGCAAGCAAGAACACCAAACTTTGCAGCATCATGATATTTCATAAAGCTTGGTTCATCATTCATGTCTACTGGTTCACTTGTTCCGTAATTTTTTAACATCCACTCGCAAAATTCTTGGAACGGTTTTTCATCTTCAAATTCAAAACCAGTGGTGTCATCATAGAATAATGCAGTTGCCCAAAAATCAGGCAAATTCAAAACTACTGTTTTCATTTTGTTTTCCTTTTTTGTTAGTTTATAAAGATGCATCTTTTCCCCATGTTTCAAGAACAAGGATAAGTTGGCTTACCTTAGGAATTGATGCATCCACAAAACAAACAAGACTTTTCCTATCGGCAATCGTCATCACGGTATCCATGCACTTGAGAACGGGCTTTCACGTCCATGCTGTCGTTTTGTCAGTGTAACTGCCAACTGTCCGACTTACTCGTTAGTATCCTAACTAGCTTTTTGGGATTGATTAATTCCCTCATTTTCTTGCGGTGGTTTGCGACTTGGCACCGGTATTCAAAATCAACTCAATCCGTTAGGCTGGAAAGCATCCCGACTGCATCACGATATTCTGTAATGTTCGGGCTATACTATATTGATTCTGTTTTCTCGTTTTAACCTATTTGCTGTTGATGAATATATATTGGCATATAAAAAACAGATTGTGTAAAAAAAGAATTGTTTGTTTTCAATGACTTATAATTTTTTTCATATTCGATTAACTGAATGTATCCAGGTGTTCTGCTTTTGTTCTGGTAAAGTGATTCGTTCCTGATTCGTTCTTTTTCTTGGGGTATATATTTATACTGTACAAATTGACCTATGGGGTATGCATAAAACTTTTACTTTAACGTTAAACGATTGATTGTTTAAAGCTAAACGATTTTCATGCAGAAATAGTTTAATGTTAAACAAAATTATACTAAAGTATAGTTTAACGTTAAACAAACTATCCGAAATATAGTTTAATATTAAACCATCTATCCTTATGGGGCGGGGACCATACGGGGGTATAGCGTACGTATATATGCCCAATGACAGAGAGGGGTATTTTTGGACTGTTAACCACTTTTTTAAACTTATGGTTAACACTTGCACAATAAATAGGCAGGAATATAACTAGGGATTATGAAGATATTCAAGAAAAAGAATAAGTATTATCTTGTAAATCAAGAAGGTGTACTACTTTTAGTGACTACATCTCTGAGGATCTGTCAACATTACAAAGATAAAGGAGGCTTTAAGGTGTGACATCTTGTCACTACGGCTGTATTTCTGTTGTTTTATACTTGAAGCGTGTATAACTAATAGTATATAATACTTATAGTAATACTTTTAGTACTTATACTTTTACTTATTTATACTTTTATATTTATACTTATACTAGAATTACTATAAGTATTACTATTAGTACCCTATTCTTTGTTTTGTTGTCCTATTTTCTTTAGAAAATTGAAGAACGTATGTTGACTTCTAGGGTGCTTTACGTACAACTAGCTGACATAAAAAGTATTATGAATAAAAGAATAAAGTACTTTGGGTCTGATTCAGTTCTTGAAGAGTTTTACCAAGCACTAGCAGACAACAACGAAAAGAAGATCAAAAGAGTACACATACCAAGGTCTGATGTGTTCTATATACGTAGAGCTTATTACGAAGACACAGGCCACTGGGTATCCCTAGACAGAATGGAGAGAGCAATGTACCTTGAAGGTATGCTCAAGAAGCAGGACGTACTAGATCCTGACAGAAAAAGAGACTGGGAATAAGAAAATGGATAACAAAAATAAAAAATTAAAACCAATTAAGAAAAGCCCTGTGTTGCTTAGACATTTGAGTAACATGTCTCCCACAGAGTTTAAAAAAAGATACGGTGAAAACAAGACAACAGTACGTACCATGTTAGGTTTAGATCGTAATAATAAACCTGCTAAAGACCCTGGCTATAGAGTTAATACATATACTCTTGGTGGTTGGAAGAGTTTAGGTCGGCAAAACAGAGTTGGTGAAGCACGAGATGGTGTCAACGAATCTGCAGGACGTTCAGTTAATAAAAACCTAAAAAACCCTAAGAAGTGATAGCACATGGTAGTAGACTTTGACATAGATGGTGACGGTAAGATCACAGCAGAAGAAGTAGCTATGAAAGAACGTATGCTTGAAATAGAGCTACGTGAAGAGAAAGCAGAGTCCCAGAAGTTTATGGCCTGGGTAGCAATGGGGATGATGATCATCTTTACTATCTTTCTGTTTACTCCCATGATGTCTGACTCAAGAGTAGCAGCATTAGCTGACCTACTAGGTTTATTTTACATAGCTCAAACTGGTGTTGTTGCTGCTTACATGGGTGCTACAGCTTACATGGCAGGTAAACCAATGGGCAACAAAGTAGCAATGTCAAAGGATATGAGATAAGATGGCTTTCAGACTTTCACAGAGATCACTAGACAAACTAGAAGGTGTGCACCCAGATATGGTGGCTACAGTAAAGAGAGCCATTGAACTGACTGATGTAGACTTTGGTGTAACGTATGGCGTTAGAACCATAGGTGCTCAGAAGGAACTAGTAGCCTCTGGTAGATCTCAGACTATGAAGTCTAAGCATTTAATCCAAGGTGATGGCTACTGCCATGCCGTAGACCTCGTAGCGTATTTTGGTTCTAATATTTCTTGGGAGTTAAATGTCTACGATAATATCTGTGATGCTATGGCTGAAGCAGCTAGGGAAGTAGGATGTGCAATCAAGTGGGGTGCCGCTTGGTCAGAAGGAGACATCAGAACTTACCCAGGTACAGCAGAAGATGCTATGAATGCTTACATTGACCTAAGAAGATCACAGTCCAGAAGACCCTTCATCGATGCCCCACATTTTGAATTGATGGTGTGATGAGGTGGGTGGTCTTAGTTCTTTTCTTATCTGGTTGTGGTTTGAATCCCCTGTCCCTGTTAGGCGGCTCAGACGGACCAACAGTAAACAGTAACGCCCAGATAGGAAAAGAGAACAGACAAGCTGCAGTAACCTTTGAAGAAGAGATTACAGCAGGTAGGGATGTCATCCAAACAACAAAAGAAGTTGAGACAGGTTCTGTGGAAAACTTAGATATTGTTAATACTAACATCCCACCTTGGATTGTTTTGTTGTTAATCCTCGGATGGTTGTTGCCTACCCCTACAGAAATGGCTAGGAGTTTCATGAATTTTGTTCTAAGATTATTTGGACGTAAAGATAATCCTAAGTACGACAGGTATAGATCAAAGTAGTAAGGGTAAGACAGTGAACGTCCCACGTTCCCCTTACAAATTAATCAGAGGTTAAGATGGCAGTACCTGAACGAGTTAAAGCAATAATGAAAAAGGAGGGTCTCTCTGGTGTTAACAAACCTAAAAGAACGCCTAAGCACCCAACTAAGTCTCATGTTGTCATGGCCTCTGAAGGTGGTAAGTACAAGCTTATCCGTTTTGGTCAACAAGGTGTATCTGGCTCTCCCAAGAAGCAGGGCGAGTCTGATTCGTATGCAAACCGTAGGAAATCGTTTAAAGCTCGTCATTCAAAGAACATTAGCAAAGGTAAAATGTCTGCTGCGTATTGGGCAGACAAAGTAAAGTGGTGATATTATGTGGGTTGGGATCTTACTCGTCTGCTTTGATCCTATGGCCCTGTCCTGTAAGATTATAGCAAAACCAGAGCCGTTCTATACAGAACAAGCTTGCTTAGAAGAAGCTGGTCAAGTAGCTGAAACTATAAGACAAGGGGGTGCCTATGCAACTCCACACTGTCATAAAGTCGAAGGAGATAGCGCATAATGCCTGTGCAAAAAGTAAAAGGTGGTTATCGCTGGGGTAAGACTGGTAAGGTTTACAAGACTAAATCTGCTGCTGAAAGACAGGGTAAAGCTATCAGAGCCTCTGGATATTCTAAAGGTGGCTCCACTGTAAATGCTGCAGGTAACTACACCAAACCTGGCATGAGAAAGAAACTAGTTGCTGAAGTTAAAGCAGGATCCAAAGGTGGTAAACCTGGTCAGTGGTCTGCTAGAAAAGCTCAAATGGTAGCCAAGCAATACAAAGCTAAGGGTGGGGGCTACACATCATGAAAGCTCCACAGAAGTCTCTTAAAAAATGGACTAAGCAGAAGTGGAGAACTTCTGATGGATCTAAGTCTGAAGGTAAGAAAAGATACTTACCTGATAAAGCTTGGGACTCTTTGAGTGCGAGTGAGAAAGCTGCAACCAATGCAGCAAAAGCAAAAGGCAATGCCAAGGGTAAACAGTTTGTTGCACAACCCAAAGGTGTAGCAAAAAAAGTTAAAAAATTTAGAGCAGCAGAGGGTGGAATGGCTAAAGGTAAAAAGATGACTTGCCCAAAATGTAAGGGCGCAGGATGTTCTCATTGTGGTGGCAAAGGATACCATATGGGTATGAGTAAAGGTGGGGATACTGGAAAGAACCCCAACAAAGGAATCGCAGCACTGCGTAGAGTAGCTCCAGGTGCAGTTAAAGCTATGGGGTATAAGCATGGTGGACTTACTAGGTCTACTGGTAAACTAGATACTGGCATTAAAGGATGTGAATAATGGCTTCGTATAAAGACTATAAAACTGTTGCTGCTGCTCAAAAAGCAGGATCAATGTATTTCATGGGTAAAGACGGTAAAAAGAAACTTGCTGTCACCAAAGAGCAGTTGAATGCTTGGAAGAAAAAGAATAAAGGTAAGTACACAGGTTCAGCACTTACTGCTTGGGCTAATGCTAAGGGTAAAGACATTGGCGGTGGCTCCAGTGCTCGTGCTTCTTCGCCTAAGCCAAAACTACGCCCAGGTTCACAATCTGCAGGACCAAATATGGGTGTAATGACTAAAGCTGAAAAAGATGAAGTTGACGCAGCTAACAAAAGAATTACTAATAAGATGTCAGACGCTGAAATCATTGCAACAGCTAGACGTGCTATTAGAGATGCAGATGTATCTGACGCTAAGAAAGAACGTATTAAAAATCTAATGAAAGAGATGCAAGACGCTAGACCATCTGACAAGAGTGTTCCAGGTCGTGCTCTAGCTATAGCTCTTAAAAATACTTTCACAGGTGAAGGCCCAACAAACCCAACTGCTGTCATCAGACAGAAAAAAGCTGACAAAAAGATTACCAAGGATTCTTCTAAAAACCCTGACAAGTATAAGTCTGGTAATTCTAAAGGCGGTATGGCTAAGAAAAAGTCAGGCTACAAATCAGGTGGTATGGTTGACATGAGAACAACAGGATTGTTTAGATGAGGTTAGAGGGGGATAAAGTTCTTGGTCCTCGTGGAGATGTTCTTGCTCAAAAGATTCGTGGGACTTGGCATACTAAAGAAGCTAAAGTCTTAGAATTTATTAAAGAGCAAGAATCTGCTCCTAAGAAAAAGGCACCCAAGAAAAAAGCTAAAGTAGAAGAAGAGTTGGTGATGGAACGTGCTCGTGATGAGAATGGACATTTCATCGCTGATGATCCCTCTACACCTGATGTAAATGAAGCTTGGGTAGTTAAAACAGCTAAGAAAGCTGTGAAGAAGAAGTAATATGGTAGCTTTAAGTTATAACACAGCAACTGAAAGTGTTGCTGTTACAGCCACTGCAGGTGGGGCAAGTAGTGATGTTTTATACACTTGCCCTAATAACTATGATGCTGTAGTTACCTTTCTTCATGTAAGTAATGGGGGTGCATCTACAGATAATATTTCTATTCAGTGGTATCACAAAGAAGATGACACGTACTATACTATAGTTAATAACAAATCTGTTTCAGGTCAGGATGTATATAATATGATTACATCTGATAGGTTATACTTACATGCAGGTGACAAGATAACTGTATTTAATGGTGGTGGTACTATGGGTGTCACAATATCTGTAGAGGAACATTACAACCCTAACAGAAAAGCATAACGGGATTGCATTTTTTGTAGTAGTGTGGTATAACTAATAACATATAACTAATCTCCATAAGGTCATAAGACCTGACTTAACAATATGGAGATATTATTATGAAAAAATTCTTTGAAAGATTAATTGAAGCAAGACAAGCACAAGCAAATGCTCGTATTGCTGAGATGCACCTCTGGAGAATGTCAGACAGAGAACTTAACGATCTAGGTATTGGTCGTGGTGACATTAAAAGAATAGTTCGTGGCGACACACTATAAATACAACACACAAGGAAACACACACACATGGAAAAATATACTTCAAATCCTTATCAAATACGCACAGACCTTTTGGCTATGTCAAAAGAGATGTTAGACAAAACATATGACACACAGCTTCAACTAGCATACGCAGCTATGGAGCAGTACAAAGACAATGCTGAACTAGCTTTAGATGCTTGGAAGAAATACATCCCTACGATGTACACACCTGAAGAAGTTAAAAAGCAAGCAGAAACATTATACGAGTTTGTAGTCAATAAAAAATAAAGTCTAATGAGTCTTTGGGAGGAGGCGAATGGACCCTGTTACTATTATTTCAGGTGCGACAGTCGCCTTCAATGCCCTTAAAAAAGGGTTTGCTGTAGGTAAAGATCTACAAGACATGGGTAGCCAACTAACTAAGTGGGCAGGTCACATGTCTGATCTAGGTCAAGCTGAAAAGCAAGTTAAGAACCCACCGTGGTGGAAAGCTATAAGTGGCTCTGTAGAGTCTGAGGCTATGGAAGTTTTTGCTGCGAAGCGTAAAGCAGAGGCCATGAGAAAAGAATTGAAGGATTATATATCTTTCACGATGGGGCCATCAGCTTGGGATGAGTTAGTAGCAATCGAGGCTAAGATTCGTAAGCAAAAGAAAGAACAAGAGTATCGTAAAGCAGAACTACAAGAAGCAATAATTACTTGGACTGTAACTAGTTTGTTGTTGTTAATAGGGTTTGGTACTTTTGGATTTATATTATATATGGTGACATAATGGCTAGAAACTTAACAGAAAAACAACAGAAGTTCCTTGATGTCCTCTTTGACGAGGCTAAAGGAGACCCTGTAGCAGCTAAGAAACTAGCAGGTTATGCCGAAGGTGTTTCTACCTCAGGTATCGTTAATGCCTTGACAGACGAGATTGCAGACCTTACAAAGAAGTTCATAGCACAATCATCTACTAAGGCTGCATATACTATGTTCTCTGTTATGGCTGACCCTACAGATCTAGGTGTAAAAGAAAAGATGTTAGCAGCCAAAGACATTCTAGATCGTGCAGGATTCACTAAAACAGATAAAGTAGAAGTAAAAGCTTCAGAGCCTTTATTTATTCTACCTGCGAAAGAAGATGAGTAAAAGAGCTTCAACAGCACCACACCCGACAAAAGTAGACTGGCAGATACCATTGCAAGGAGAAAACGGAGAATGGTATCCTGTTATAAGAGTAGGAAGACACGTACCATTT